CGCACCTCCCACGGTATTGGGCTCTGTATTATAAGATAGTATTTATTTTTAAAAGATTAAATAGGGGTCTAGCTAAAAATAGATTAAATATTGATTAATAAAATGTATTGATTAAAGATAGAATTATTTAGTTGCGATTAAATATTTTGAAAATATAAAAGTAAAGACTATAAAAACTTTTATAAATTGATTGTGTTTGAAATTGATCCATATGATTCGAGAGCGAAATCGTCACCAGCCCACGTTGAGATGTTAATGTCAACAGTTGAGGCGACGGCTGTCGTTGATCTAAGAGGATTTTGAACCCTCAAAGCAATGCATCCATTGAATGGCGAGAGAGATTGTGGAGCATTAACTCCAGAATACCCTCGAGTGGCAACCGGTCTGTACGGTGTTTTGCACAGGAAAGGAACCTGATAAGAACCTTCACATTTTCCTTTTGTCAACTCGAAAGAAGAAAAATATTGCTGAGTGGCTTCTACTAAATTAGCTGGTGGGTTTTCCAAGTTTGGATGATAGGTTAATATCAAACGTCCACTATGCTGTTGTGAAGCGACAACATCAATATAATAAATCAAACTCCCTTGCCAACAATTGAAAAAGTTAGCAAAATAATCATAAGGAGTCGCCGGATTATTATTCAATGAGTTACTGTTTGCCAAAGGACCAACTTTTGTTGACCAGAGGATTGTACCTTCAGCCTGACCTTGCTCCCATGGTATTCCAGCATACAAGTATGTTTTCACACCACGCATCATATCATACATGCCTGTCTCAGGTTTTGCGAGACCATAGCATTCTTCATCCGCCAATGCCAATCCATTGTGGTCCGTTTGATAGAGTCGTTCCACATATTGTATTTGATTGGTGGCTACAGTGTAGCCCATTCTCCGTGTTTTAAGCGGTTCGGGTTGGTAACAAACCGGATGGGCATCAAGCAAATTGCCCAAAGTGTCAAGTTTCTCGACAATTGGTAAACAATTCGAGATAGCAGTATCAATCCAATCAAAAACTCCTCCTTGGTCCCTTGAGTTAATAAAGACAAAATTTTCCTTATTCGCTCCCCATTTACGTTTTTTCTGTACTGTTGCATCTCTCAGGGTTGGAAAACCTTGAAAAATGCCCATTGTAAAATCATCTTGTACAGCCATCAAAGTCTCAACATAGAGTGTAACCTCAGTTTGAGACAAATTAGTGTATTCGACATATACCTCTAAAGGATATGTGTAAGCACTCGTTGATGTATTGATGGGACAGGTAAATGTAGGTGCAGCATAAGGAATGGTGAATTCAGCAGGATGAGCAGCATCAAAACGATGGTGGGCTGAATTCAACTTATTACTTATCTCAAGAGGAACAAAAGGGTAGTCTGTAGAGTCATCAATGTCACCATAAGCAACCCAAACTTTGCCCACAAAGTCTCCGATAGTAGGACCTACTGGGCCAATGACTCTAGCATCAATCTTAAATGATAATCCTCCTCTCCATGTAGCAAACATGGAAGCAAAGCGCAAATTGAAGACTTCTAAACGAGGCAGAATAGTTCTAATTACAGTCGTCATCGTTGTGGTAGAAGGTGGAAGCACGACTGTTTCTTGTTTGATGACTCGATGTCTTTTCATCAATTCAGTCAAACTAATTGGATGGTCAACAAATTGTTTGATTGGTGGATTTGAAATGACCCCCAAACCAGCACACATCATTGTTGATGGGATCTGTGCATTCGGCAAATTTCGATTCACAACAGGTTTTGATTCTATTGCAGTCGACATTGATCCCGATTGAGGTGTCGATTTCAAAAATTTGAAAGATTGTCCGGTTGGTGGTGGAACAAATTCAGGGACTTTAAACTCTGAACCTTCAATGCAAACACTGGCAGATATGACAACATTTGCAGTATTCCCATCTCCTGTTCTTAAAGGATTCAGAACAACAATTTTGACAGAGCCAAGAGTATCATGAGGATACTCAAGCCAGTCTAAATAATGTCTGAAAGGAATTTTCATCTCGTATGATTGGGCATCAGCTACTGATATTTGTGCTGCGCCTATTTGTCGCATACGAAGAACTTCAGTTGATTCTAAAGTTGCTCTCCCAAGAGTGGGAAGAAATCCAACAAGAAAACTCCCGGCATAAAAGCCAGAAGTTGAAAAAGTGAATTTGAGCTTGATGTTTTGTGCTCTCCAGTATCCAGTAACTTCAAAAGGCGTTCGCATTGCCTGAGTCACAAGAATGTCATTGGGTAAGGACCACTGTTTGATAATGGTTCCTTGTATCATGCTTCCATCCCAGGAATACTGCCCAAGTTGGGTGTACTTAGACTCAAATTTCTCGAGTGTCCAAGATGTATCGTTCATGTGTCCTTCTGCTCTTGTGTCAGTTGCACCGACTTCTTGTCCAACTGATTTGATATTATATACAACAGTTGGTTCTTTACTTTGTACTGATGTTCCAAGTCCTTCCGAACTATCTTCAGCAGTAGCAATTGAAGAATCAGGGTAATCATTTTCAATGTTAGGCGTAATTGTTTCAGTTAGCCCAACACTGTTCATGGTTGCAGCGTGGTTTTTCAAATTTGAGTTGATTGGTCCAACTTGTTCATTTGAATCAATCACGAGAGTTTCAATAATTTCAGTTATTTCATTTATTGTGTTTTCCATGTTGTCTCGGTGGATATGGGCAGGGTATTCAGGTGTTTTAACCGGTGCTCTGCTGTCATATTCATCCATCTGATCTTTGACCGTTGTATAATCCGAGTGTGACCCCGGGAAGTAGCGATATTTTGCCCAAATCGCTGCCAGCTCATTATACGTGAGCAATTCCAACCTTGGTTCTTTGTCAAGGAGTTTTCGTCTAAAAGCTACGAATTCTATTGGGCCATAGAAAAACATTGAACGAAGAGCTGCATTGCAGTTGTCAGATGTAGCTTTCAATGCATCCTTATTATTTTTGTTCAATCGTATCCAGTTGCACATTTCTTCTAATGATTCTTTTTCCGCGAGAGGAAGATAGTAACCCTCATCATAACGGGTAGTACATTTAAGGAAAGACAAGTCGTTGACATCTCGTTGTTTGACGAGATTGTCAGACTTATCTACTGAGGTATAAGTAATACCATGTTTCCTCAAATATTCACCATAAGAATCTGCATTAAAATATTGCAAAATGTCTGGTGCACAAACCTGGACAGTGTCATCTCCACCACGTTTACCGCGCGTATATTTTTTATACGCACGAATAGTCGCAAAGAGAGCAGTATCACTGTTCAAAGTGTTATTTCTCATAATGTGTAAATAAGCGGAACGATGTAAAATCTCGTTTATAACACAATTTTCGAGAAAAGTCAAAAGAGCACCGGAAGCTAAAGTTCCATTTGCTTTGTATGCCGAAGACCCACAGATATAAGTAGGATCAGTCATCAATTCGTGCAAAGCTACACGTTCTACAAGTCCAATTTGATCAACAACCGGTGAAATTAATATTTCAAAAGCTGCTGATCTCAATTCTTTACACATTGAAGTGTCCCAGTTCTTGGTATCTCCGTCAAAACCTTCATCTCCAGCTTCTCGTAAATACGAGATCATGTCATGCCACTCGACTGATATTCTATCGAGTGAAGTAGCAGCATATGTTTGACCAGCATTATAGTAAACAAGCATTGTAGCGTGAAAATATCTTCGACTAATTAAATAGTGTACAATATTTCCATTAGCAAACAAGCGTGATTTCGGTTCATTATAAATTTTTCTAAGAGGTAATCTCTCATCTTTCACAGTCAAAGCAAACGGTAAAAACGGTACGATACCCTTTTCAAGATTCAAACAAGCAGCTTGATAATCACTTCTCAAACGAGAACCCATTTCCAAAACATTGTTTGTGTTCATAATTAATTTGTTCTTTGTTATCGATTCACAATTATATGGCCATCCACAAGATGTATTCATAGGAATAGAACTGCTTCCATTCCAATGAGGAACACCATTCAAAACTTCATCCTGAAAGAGAAGTCTTGGTTTGATGGAAGATTTGGCGACCATTGCTCTCAGTTCTTGTATTAAGGACTCTTTTGCTTCAAATAATTCCGAAGGTTTGAAATGAACAATAGTGCCAAACTTTTTGTTCAAAGTCCTATAAAAACCAGCTTTATGTTCTTCTGGCAAACGTGGATCATCCTTGTGTAGAATGGACGGTTCAGTTTTGTGTGGGCCATGAGCTTCATAAGTAAGTGAAGGTTGTAAATCACTCTTCTTATTTTGGTAGATCCTGTGTTTCTTATCACAAACTCCAACAAATGTTAATGTGTTTTTCTCTGGAAATTCATCCTCAAAGAGAGGAGACAAATCTGCGTCAATATGTCCTGATTGCTCAAGATATACAGTAGCAGTCATAGCTTTTTCAAGCTCTTCCCTAGTCACAAAATGAAAAAGGGAATGTTGTTCACCAGTAGCCTGTACAGCTATATGTATCCCAAGAATGTTATCAACATCACTAGTATCTTTTCTAATGACAGCCGTACCACACGAAGCATCGCGAGCGATATAATCAGCAGAAGCAGCTTGGTGATAATACTCTTCTTTTCCTAAGATTCTTCTTGTAAAAATCATGTCGTGTTGGACAGTACCATGATGTACATCAAAGTCATCAAACTCGAGTTCTCCTCCAATAAACTTCGTCGGAAGATCAACTCGGCAAACTTTCGTATCAGTTATTCCGTAATCACCACTCCAAAAATTCTTGACAATGTTTGTAGCAGCCATAAATCCAGAAAGTGGAAGTAAATACAAAACAACATCTGATCGAACATCAGATGGACCATTGACAACTTTATTCTTGTTTGGAAAACGTATTAAACGTTTTCTTTCAAATTCAAAAGTTTTGGTCATGTTCCATCCGGCTTTACGAATATGTATTGTCTGTCCTTCTCTCAAGAGACCATCAGATGTACTGTATGATCTAAAAAAATGTGAGACCGTAAGTATATAATGGCCACCAACAAACAAGCAAGCATTACCAGCACCGTCATCTTTGACAATGGTACCAGTAGCTTTCTTGACCTTCAGTAGAGAATCATCAAAATTTCCTTGCTGAACATGCGATCGTATGAGAGCAGGAGCTCTCTTTGCTGTTCGTGTTGTGCCAGACTGTTCGTTATCATTTTTACCAGAAAATAAACAGTAAGCACACATAACGGCAGCGCAGGCAGATGTAAAACCTGCTATTACTCTTACAACTTTAACCCTCTTGTTAGTCAAGGGATTTTCAAGTATGGAAGAAAAAGTTCTATAATTGTAACTCATAATTGCAATTATAATAGGAGGAAAAGACAAACTTAAAGCAGTCTCCCCAGCCGATAAAGCCATGGATATCAAAGACGTAATGTCATGTGATCCAAGGCCTGATTCATCTGAAGAATCTACTATTTTTGGTTCTTTTTCTTTCGAAGCATCACGATTATTGATGACTCTCTGTATCTCATCATCGCCAAAAGATGGCAACAAATCAACAACTTCATCATCTGGAGGAATAAGTTGGTCTTCCCCTCCCTGTTCTGCAATACCTCTTAAGATGTCTTGTGCCACTATTGGTGGCCGAGGACCAAAAACGTCAGCCATCTCTTGATCAGTAAATATAATTGACTTATCAACACCTTTAGCTTTTGCCTCGCGTTTTCTTTTAAAAAGTTCAGCAATCCTACTTCCATACTCTTTGAGTTTAGCAGTCTTCGTTTTTATGAATGGAGCCTTGTTCTCTTTATCAGGTTCTTCTACAACCTGTAATTGTTTCGAGCCGATGTATTGTTCATAATCGGTTTTAAAATTACCAGTCATTGCAGAAAAATCGACAGCTCCCGCATGGTTTTTAGCAAGTTCGTCGAAGTCAATGGAATCAACCTCTGTAATGATATCATCGAGTGCTGATCGCGCCGTTTTAAAGATCTGTTTCTTATGGTGATTGAGCATTCTGTTAAGCTCAACCGCTTCAATTATGTTAAACTCTTTCTTTACTAGCTCAGGATATTTATAGCATTTGTGAATTTTAAAAATTTTCTGAGTAGCAATATCTTTCTCTGCAAAATTCAATTTTGCAATCATTTCATAAACAACATCAAAACGTCGGTCAACTGCACCAGGTGCAAAAACTTTTGTTCTTCCAAGTTCAAAATCATTACTCAAAATAACAAGAACCTCGGGAGAGATTGTCATTCCCTTGATTTCAAAACCAGTGATATTCGGGGAATCAATTGGAAAAGGAGCAGTAGTAGAGAGACGAACCAGATTTGCAGGTTCAGTCGTCTCGGGATCTTGAGCATAATCGTCAAAGAGAATGACTCTCTTACCGACAATGCCAGCATGATACTCTGATGTGTTATTCCACGTATATGTTGTTTTCTTTGCTTCTGCAGCATTCATGTCAATTAAAGGGGCTATTAAAGCGGGCCAAACTGATGATTTTGTTCCACCCGGTAAGCTAACTATGCCCATCACGAATGGCTCAAACTCACGTTCACGTGGTTCGGGAACAGAATTGAGCATTTGATCAACGGTTCTACAATAATGCATGAACTTGTTTGAAATTTTGTTATTCTCAAGCATGTGAGCAGTTGCCAAAGCTTTCATGTCAACAAGTTTTCGTCGGCAATCGGTTTCATTTAAGGAACCTACAGCGTTATTCTTTGCCATAACAAAAGCGAGGACAGCAACATGCAAATTGTGAAGAGGAT